GCAAACACTGCACTGAAGGTTGTGCTGGAGAATATGCAGGACCCCAATACCCCATGGAAGAAATCAAGAGAGCTGAACATCAAGCTGACATTTTCCCAGAACGAGAGCCGTGATGACATGGCGGTGGATGTATCTGTAACGTCAAAGATCGCGCCTGTGACGGCGATCCAGACGCGCATGGCAGTTGGGAAGGATCTGCGCACAGGTCAGGTATATGCGGAAGAATATGGCAAACAGGTCAAGGGTCAGATGTCTTTTGCAGATGTGCTACAGGCTGCTGAAACAGTACCGGAGCCGGAACGGGTGGTTGTCGGCGAAGAAGTTGTAGACACAGAAACGGGCGAAGTTATTGGAAAAGTAATGGATTTTAGAACGAAAGAAGCATAAGGAGGACAGGATCATGGATTTAAGAAATGCAATGGAGTACATCGCAGAGCAGGCAGCGCCGCATGTGGTTGAGATAAATGGGGATACATACACAGATAAGCGGATGACAAGGATCCCGCAGGAAATGCGGGCAGAGCCAATCCAGATGCGGACGCTCACAAGCCTTCTGGATTATATTTCTTCCAATGTGGATGAGCTAGACGCGTGTAGAAAATATATGGTCCATGTGACATCGCCGACCCGCGTTGATCTGGTTTCCTGTCTCAATTTTGACCGGATGCGAGAGACGCTGGCAATTGTGGAAGCACAGATCCCGGAATTTAGCTATGACACATATATGGATCATGAGCGTTTCCTGATCGCATTACAGGCAAAATTCCTTCCGGGAGACGACAGGGAGCTGCTTTTAAAGTTTGCAGGTACGGTAGAATCCGGTACTGTAGCGCAGTACGGGGACGATGGCGTGACACAGAAGGCGACTGTGAAGAGCGGTATTTCCTCTAAAACAGATGCGATCGTACCGAATCCAGTGATCCTTGCACCGTTCCGGACATTCCTGGAGGTTGAACAGCCGGAAAGCTCCTTCATCTTCCGTATGCGGGACAGTGACCGTGGCGGCGTGTCCTGTGCGCTGTTTGAAGCGGATGGCGGGGCGTGGAGAAATGAAGCGATGAGTGATGTTGCTGCATACATTATTAAACAGTTAAGCGGACGCAATCTGCCGGAAGGTATGTTTACTGTAATTTATTAAAAAAGAGCGGCCTACCGGAAGGTGGGTCGCATAAGGAAAGGCTGGAAGAATGGGACGACCACGAAAGACCGGCATAGATTACTTTCCTTTTGACGTAGATTTTTTTTCGGACAAAAAGATTAAGATCCTAAAGAGCCGATTTGGGGTGGACGGGATCACGGTATATCTGTACCTGCTGTGCGAGATATATCGAAATGGCTATTATATCGAGTATGACGATGATTACACATATATCATTGCAGATGATCTCGGTATGAGCGGCGAAAAGGTAAAGCAGGTGCTGTCATACTTGTTGGAGCGGTCACTACTCACGAGCATACTTCTTCTTCCGGTCACTGTCATCACCTCCTATGGAATACAATGCCGTTTTCAAGAGGCTGTCAAGGGACGAGCTGCGAAATCGGGGGTAGAGGTAGACAAACAGATCTGGCTTTTAAATGAGCAGGAAACGCTACCTTTTATAAAGTATACCCAAAATTCAGTTTTTTCCGAGAATAACGGGAGTTTTTCCGAGAAAAACCAGAGTAAATCCGAGATTTATGCCATAAAGGAAAGTAAAGTAAATAAAAGTAAAGAAAAGAATATATATTGCACGGAGCCGGAAAAACCGCCTTCCGCGCCGCCGATCATTACGCTGCCGCTGAATGATAAAACGGATTACGGAATCACGCAGGTTGAGGTTGATCATTGGAATGAGCTGTATCCTGCTGTCGATATTATGGCAGAGCTGCGGAAGATGAAAGGCTGGTGCGAGGGCAATCCGGCGAAGAGGAAGACACGGCGCGGGATCGTACGCTTTGTCAATACATGGTTGGCAAAGGAGCAGGACAGGGGCGGCAGTCGGAAAGTGTCTCAGTCGCCGGTCAATAGGTTTTTGGAGGAAACCACATGAACAGGAATGAATTTACAAAAATCATAGATATGCTGGAAGCAGCGTACCCAGCGCGATTTGAGAAAATGGACTATGAAAAGAGGCTGGAATTTCTCAGGACATGGTACAGGGGTCTGAGTGATTTGAAAGCAGAGGATCTTGACCAGGCAGTAATAAGACATATCAGAGACAACCGCTTTTTTCCGACAATCGCAGAACTGAGGGAAGCTGCGGGGAAGACTGTAAGGAAGGTAAGCACAAGGGAGCTGTTTGACCGGTTCGCCAATTACTATCCGGAATATGATATGGGCCGAAGAAATGAAGCGTTTAAAAGATTTGTTGATAAGGTCAGGGACATGTCGCCGGAAGAAAGGTGGAACGAAGTGGCAAGAATCAAAAGCACTGTTATCGCATATGTGCAAGCCTGCGAACTTGACAGAGAAGAGCTGCCGATGCCGTTGAATGAATTTCTGGAAAGGATAGGCGTATGAGTTATTTTGCAGAGCAGAATGTTGTCGGCTCCTTGCTGATGGACGGGGATGCGATAGAGCGGGTTGCGGCGATCCTTGAACCGGAAATGTTTACCGCAGAGCTACTGGGGCGCGTGTATCTGGAGTACCTGCGGGGATACGAAAACGGATACACAGTAAATCTGGTAACAGTTCGGGAGCGGCTGGGCGGCGATAAATACCCGGGAAGCGTGGTTGCGGAAGCGCTGAAAGAATGCGTCAGCGTGACGGTTACATCAGCTCAGGTCAAAAGCTATGCGGAGGCTGTGCGGGACGATTACAAGGCGGCGCAGGTCGGAAAACTGCTGGCAGCAACAAGGGTCACGGCGGCGGGTGTCAATGACCAGATCGGGAAGCTGCTGACGGATCTGGAAGCGCTGCGGGATGATAAGGCGGCGAAAGCTAAGACGCTGGCACAGATCGCGGCAGAGTATCAAAACAGTTATTTTTGTGAGCATCCGGGCGGTATAAAAGTAGGAATGCCACATCTGGATGATATGATCGGCGGGCTGGAAGGCGGGGACGTGATCGTGATTGGTGCGCGGCCGGCGGTCGGAAAATCGGCACTTGTCACGCAGATCACTACGAACCTGGCGGAGCAGGGAAAGAAAATCGGCTTTTACAATCTGGAAATGTCGGACAAGCAGCTGTATGAGCGCTTCGTGGCTTCGCAGAGCGGCTTGGGATTGACAAGAATCCGCAGAGCCGTAAAGTTCTTAGGCGACGAAGAAAAACGCTTTAAAAAGGCAAATGACGCGTTGGCAGGACGTTCGAACATCGTCATTTCAACCGGTGCAAAGACGGTCAGTGAGATCCGGGCAGAAAGCCGGCACATGGGTTTTGATGTAATCGTGATTGATTACCTGCAGCTGATCCGGTCAGATACCTTTTATAGGGGCAACCGCGTGGCGGAAGTCGGTGCGATCAGCAAGGCAATCAAGGCTCTGGCAATGGAGCTGCAGATCCCGATCATCCTGTTGTCGCAGCTCAACCGTGCGTCGGAGGGGCGGGAGACAAGGGAGCCATCCATGTCGGAGCTGAGGGAATCCGGCGACATTGAGCAGGACGCAAGCGTAATTATTCTACTTTGGAATATGTCGGAGGATGACCGGTCGAAAAAAGGCTGCAAGATCGAGAAAAACAGACAGGGGGAAACGGGTAAGATGGAGCTGCGCTTTGACGGCGACCAGATGAGATTTCGGGATGCCGGGGAATGGCAGGAGCCAGCGGAAGAGTGCCCGTTTACATGATATGGCGAGTGTAAAATTTCAAAAAGGATCAGAGGAATGGATGATGTTCATGGAGTTCTGGGGGCTGTGTCAGAAATACTGGATCCCGGAACAGAATGATGAGTGGTGGGACGAGGCGCTGCGGGAGATGGATCTCTTTGCAAAAAAATACGGGTCAACAGTATTTGTCCGTAAGCTTTGCATGGCGCTGATCACACGGCTGGAAGATGAGCATCAAGAACAGATGGCGAAAGGAAAGGAGAGGCAAGGATGAAAACCGCATTGTTTATTTTAGGGCTGCTTACTCTGATCGGCATCGGCGCGGCGGTGCTGTACAAGATTGGAGAGACGATCGTGGAAATGCAGGATGCGACCAGCTGCGGAAAGCCGGCCAGGAAGGAGCACGAGGATGGACGTACTGAAAAGAGTAAACCGTGAGCTGAATCAGGAGATGCGTAAGCAGGTCGATCTGATTTACAGTGCGGCAGCAATTGCCTTTGCCCGGTACTGGGATAAAGGATGGGGGCCAGAACGGATCCGAAGGATTTTTGATAAAACGCTTGAGACGTGGAATGAATGCGGAGCCACAAACCAGATCAGTATGATCCAGATGCTGGAAAATGAATCGGGTATTGAACTGAGGATTCCAAACATGGACAAAGGCTGGAGGGAGTTGGCGTATCTCAATGCACAGATCGACATGGGACAGATGTCCGTTGCACAGATGATCTACATGAGACAGCGCCAGAAGAAATGGATCGCCGCAATGCTGATGGCGTGCCTGTTTCTTTCCCTGCATCGCAAATATGGTTTCGGGAAAGACAGGCTTGTGCGGCTGATGGGGCAGATCTATGAGATCGAGACGGAATATAATTTTGACAGAAAGAAGTTGGTTGCAGCCTGCCGAACGGAGGCGGGAGTGAATCTGCAGCATAAATTTGGAGGATGATATGAATAGACTGACAGAAAAAGACGACCAGGGAAATTGGCATCTGAAAGGTGTCCGTTGGGCGCAGCTCCATGAGGGGCAGGTTATTACGGGAAGACTGTGGGAAAAGCTGTATGGAGCACTCTGGAAGCTGATGGAGTACGAGGACACAGGGATGAATCCGGAAGATGTGGAGAGACTTAATGATTTTGAAAAGACACATAGTTATAAGCTACTGAAAAAACTGCATGACGAGTGGGACAAGCATCGCTGGATTCCTGTGACGGAGCGGCTGCCGAAAGACGAACAGGAGGTGTGGGTAAGCACAAAAACGGGTAGCGTTTGCCTGGCGATGTATCATGAGTCATATGGGATTTGCGAAAGAAGTGTTTTTTTGCTTAGTTTCGGAATTTTGCAAGTAGATGATGTGACGACGGCATGGCAACCTTCTAATTCTCCCGCTCCATACACGCCAGTACCAGAGCAGGACAACCCATCCGGCGGCTGGCAGGAGCAGATGGCAAGCACGTTTTTGGGGGATAGCCGGCTATGAGGGATTTGATAATAGATTGTTTCGCAGGAGGCGGCGGAGCAAGTGTGGGAATTGAGATGGCATTGGGGATACCGGTTGATATTGCAATCAACCATGATCCACAGGCAATCCGCATGCACAAAGTCAACCATCCGGACACGCTGCATTTGACAGAGGACATTTTTAAGGTTGACCTGCAAAGATATGTAAAAGGGCGTCATGTTTCGCTGATGTGGGCTTCGCCAGATTGTACAAGCCACAGCAAAGCAAAAGGAGGACAGCCCCGAAAAAGTGGACTGAGAATCCTTCCGTGGGCGGTATACAAACATGCAAAAGCAATCTTGCCCGATGTGATTATCATGGAAAATGTTGAAGAAATACAACAGTGGGGCCCGCTTGATGAAAATGGACATCCTATCAGGGAACGCCTGGGCGAGGATTATAAGAAATTTATATCTGCAATGAAGGGGCTGGGATACATATTTGATAGTCGGGAGCTGGTGGCTGCTGATTACGGAGCGCCGACAACGCGGAAGCGCTGGTATGCAATTTTTAGGAGGGATGGAAAAGATATAGTCTGGCCAGATCAGACGAACTTTAAGGATTCGGAGCCAAAATGGAAGCAGTGCGGAGAGTACATTGACTGGTCTGATTTGGGGAAATCCATATTTGATAGACCAAAACCGTTGGCAGATGCCACACAGAAACGAATTGCAAACGGAATCAGGAAGTACATTCTGGAAAGCGAGCCGTATATAGTTCAGGACAAAAGAGCGGCGGCGTTTATCATCCAGTATCACGGGGAGCAGAAAGCTGGGGATGCCAGAGGGCAGTTGTTATCAGATCCGATCAAGACTATAGATACCAGTAACCGATACGGACTTGTCACAGCGTTTATTACAAAGTTTTACAAGAGCGGCATTGGGCAAGGATGTGATGAACCATTGCACACGATAACGACATCGCCAGGGCATTTCGGATTAGTTAGCGCATTTCTGATTAAGTATTATGGTTCTGGCGGGGGCTGCCAGACAATAGATAGACCATTAGATACAATTACGACAAAAGACCGATTCGGACTTGTGAACGTGGTTTTGGATATTGATGGAGAGAAATATATAATCAAAGACATTTTTTTGCGTATGTTGAAGCCGGAAGAGCTGAAGCGAATGCAGGGCTTCCCGGATGATTATATAATCAACCGCGATATTGATTGGAAACCATATCCGATTAAAGAGCAAGTCGCAAGGATTGGAAACAGCGTGGTTCCGATCATGGCGGAAGCATTGGTAAGGTCAAATTGTTCGGATCTAATTGTTGGAAGGCGGGCAAAAAATCTTGTTCTGGATTGTTCAGAAAATCAACTGAAATTTGCGTGATCGAGAGAACTTCTGGAGTTGCGGAAATCAGTGAGGATTTAAAGGAGGAATAGCGTGATAGATGCAGAGGAAACACGGCGGCAAAAAGCCAGGAATCTCCGATATAAGAAGCCGATCGCGAAGGAACTGAATCTGGATAAGATAACGGATGACCTTTGGGAGATTCAGGAAGAATGTGAGAATGTCAGATGGTATACGGATTCGGAAGATGGTTCGGACTCTCTTATCAATGCACTTGCTGGAGATGAAGAAGAAGCCTATGAATTTAAAATGGCTTTTGGTGATTTGTGCGCGGAATGCGATCAGATGATGAACGATCTACAAGAAGAGTGGGTGCCGGAATGCTTTGATCTCTTCTTTGTGGCTGTGGGAGCTGGGGAGTCATATGGTGGACTTCTTGGATACGATGCTTATGAGCAAGACTATTTTGGAATCTCCTGTCCTGATTCATGGGCGGAAGATGAAGCAAAGAAAAAATTGAAGAGTATGACGAAGGATGAGTTTATTGCCGCGGCAAGACAGTGTTTTAAGATATATCAGGCATATATCGGGCTAAGGAACAGATATGACAGCTTGAAAGCGGCGATTGATATACTGCGCGACCAGAATACCGGATATTTGCAGGCGGTGAAGGAAATCGAAAAGCTATATGAAGCTGCCAGCAAAGATGGGTGGAGCAGGGAAGTATGGAGTAAGGAATCGCGAGAGTGGGAACGGTACACCGATGCGCTTCCTGTGGAAGCGTGGATTGCATAGCTAAACTAATATTTTATCATAGAAAGGAGATACCGATTTGAGTTATTACTATTGTGAAGATTATTATGAGCCAAGTGAGTTTGATGAAAAAGTAGAAGAGTTTAAAGATTATCTCAGACAGTCGATAAAAGAAGAAACTAAGAATGAGATTGAAAAACTCAGAAAAGAGAATGAATCGTTACAGAAAATCAAACGTAATTGGGACAACTTAGTAAAAGAGTACGAAGATAAGAAACGTGAATTAGGATATAAAATCAGAGAATGCGAGTCTAAAGCAGCATCAAAAAGACTTGAAACATTATTTGAGGAAACCGGGATGAACGTGATTATGTATAAACCAGACTACAATCATGTTTATGGTAAGAAATGCAACAAATGTGACGATGATAGATATATTCATTTTTCTTCTCCAAGTGGAAAAGATTATATAGAAGATTGTGAATGCGCAAAGACGTTTTTGAGGTTTTCACCACAGGAATTTCGTCTCGTTGAATTCAGAAGAAATAGGTATCGCGGCGAAAAGCCAATGCTGTTCTGGTTCGAGAGATACAAAACCTATTCTGATGATTACGATGGATACACATACGAAAGTAGCGATGTAGAAAACCATGTATATGAAAGTAAAGACAATTTTGACGAGTTGTATGAAACATATGGTCAGTATTCCAGAGGTTTATATTTTAAGACAAAAGAAGATTGTCAGAAATATTGTGATTGGCTGAACGAGAAAAGCGGTGCTACTGACGACATGACAACAGAAAGAAAACTACATCGGCATCGGTAGCAAGCTAAGCTGAGCATTCAGAAAAACAGAGGGGAAGCCGCAGAATTACACCTAACCGGTCGGATCCGGCGAGATATTTTAATGCAGCACGATAGGAGGTGGTAATGATGGATAAAGAGCAAGAACAGAAAAAGGCATGGCTGAGGGAATACCGTTTGAGCATGGAACGGGTGCGATCGCTTGCGGAAGAGCTGCGTAGATGGCAGGACATCGCGGAAAAAGCTACGCAGAGTTTTGACCCCGTTCCGACTGGCGGCGGCTCATCTGACAGAGTGGGGAACGCAGCAGCGATGATAGCGGACATCCAGAAAGAAATTGAGCAGGAGATAGCATTTGCAAAAGAAGCGCGGAAAGAGCGGGCGCAGGCTATCAGCGCTGTACAAAACCCGCGATACAGGGCAGTTTTGCAAATGTATTATATCGGGGGCATGTCATTTTTTAAAATATCTTGTGTACTTGGCAAAAGTGAGCGGAATATACAGGACATTCACAGGAAGGCGATAAAACAGATAGAGGGAGAAAACATTGATTGACAAAGAGATAATTCGAAACCAGTCCGGTTATTATGATGAAACGGCAGGAAAGGCAATTCTAAACATTGAAAGGGAGAAGAAAATGAATAACAAAACAGGAGAAATATGGAAAACACAGGCAACAGATGGAACGGAGTATAGCGTGGTGATTTTGAAAGATCATGGCGCTATTGTATCAGCGCTGCGGCTGAAAGACGAAAGAACAGGTAATGATGATGTTGAAGTTGTGGCGGGTGCAAAAATGTATGCAGATTGCAGGAAGGTACATTTTTTGAGGTATAGTGCGCTGACAGGGTTTGTGCGTACTTTGTCGGATGCAGAATTACGGGACATAAGAATAAAGGTTACAGATGCGCTTGATTTAGGGGACGCAGCGGAGATCGTCGAAAAGAAACCAGCCGAAAAGGTGGAGACCAGAGGAGGAGCCGACAGCGCAAGTCAACGACTGGTAGAGGTCACGGCGCAGCTTGAAGTCTATCAAAAACTGTATAATGAGCTACTGGCGCGGGTGGTATAAAAATAAGGCGGGGCTTGAACGGCTCCGCCTTAAATGATATGCACGCTTTTTTCTATGGCGCTTTCCAGCTTCCGGGACGTCCGGCGCAGGTAGATCTGTGTGGTCTGCACGCTGGCGTGTTGGTAAAATTCCCGCGCCGCTTCGATGTCATACCCGCTCGCCTCATATACTTCCTGTCCGGCGAACTTTCGGAAACTGTGTGTTGATATGTTATCATAACCAAGATATTCCCGCACAGCTTTGATCTGTTTCTGCACCTCGCGGGGCGTGATGGGGAATATGCGGGCATCCGGTAGAATTTGGTTTTCCTGGCAGTAGTCAAAAACAAATCTATATACCGCATCCGGCACGGGAAACGCGCGAACTTTTCCGGTTTTTTGCTCGGTGATATTAAACCGCCAGAAATTCCCCTCCCGGACAAAGTCGCACGGGCGAAGCCGGAGCAGGTCGCCGATTCTGATGCCCGCATTTGCTTCCAGCGTGACGATTGCGGCAAGTTTCGCGCTGGGGCGGTGTGTTTTACCGTCTGCGGATTTATACCCGCTTTTTAATGTCCTTACGATGTTCTGGAGGGTGTCAAAGTCGGCTGTAGCTGTTGTGTATGCGCCCATGTTGATCTCCTTTCTTAGTGGTTCATGCCTTCGATTTTGAGTATAGCTTCCCGCAGGGCTGCCGCCGTGCTCACGTCTCCGTCATCTTCAAGACGTTCTAAAAGGTCATAAAGCCTATCAAGTTTCTTTTCGTCCATGTTTTTACTTTCTCCCCTTGTCCCGTGGGGGCTGGGTAATATAGACCCGCCGCCGGCAGCGAACCGGCGGACATCCTCTGCAGCGGGTTAATATTCAGACGGAAAGAGAACCGTTAAAATATCAAAATCCTGTTTCAACCATACCTTGCGCCCGTCTGGAGAGGTGTAGACGCTCATTGCAAGCCGCGGATCCATGTTGTTAAGCTCTGCATCCTCTGCCGTGATGTCTCCCCAATCCCCGCGTAGGTGGCGGAGAAAACAGCCCTTGATAAACTGCCGGAAGTCTTCGTTACTTTCAACGGCTGCGGCAATGCCTGCTGTCATGTATGTGCTGATCTTTATTCTCATGCTTCCCGTCCTCCTTTTTCTACGTCGTGAGCAGTGCGAACCATATAGCCGCCGATCATGCTTATTATGCAGGTAAATATATCCATGTGAGCCTCCTTAATACCGGGAATCTATAGAGCGGATTTTTAAAATCTCATCATCTGTTACGTCTGCCGTGCCTTTGGTGTCAAAGCTGACTTGTACCAGCTCGCCATCATTGAAAACCTCGTCCACCATCCAGACGTTGCCGTCTGCGGTTTCTACAACCATATAGTCGTAATAATTCCCGGTCATGACATCGAGGCGGGGAACCTCGGCGACGGGCTGTGCTGCGGTGAGCGTTGTTGCTGTGAGGATGATTGCTGCAATGATTTTCTTCATGGTGTTTTCCTTTCTGGCGGGTTAAAGGGTTGCCGCCGCCCTAGATCATTTATTTATGCTGTTTTAAGGATTTCGGCCGGATCAAACCGGAAAAGGAAGCCGTGCAGGAATTTAGAATAATAAGCGCCGCGGGCTTTCATGGCGTTGTTTTCTGCAATGTATGCCGCTTTATCCAGATTCTCGGCGATCCTTACAATCCAGAGCTCGGAACCGTCGCGGGTGTCCTCGCCCTTTGTGATCTTATAAGTGTAGCCGGCTTTTTCTTCGACCTGCGCCGCTTCGGCTGTGGTGGAGCTTTCAGCCTTTGCGGGGGTGTCGCTGGTTTTCTTAACTCTGGCGGTCTTCGGAACAATTTTGATGTTCATTCCGTTGTTCTGAGCGCATCCGAAATAGTAGAAATCTACATGAAAATAATCTATCATGCCGTCGCAGTCAGAATAGTTGTATGAATCTACAAAAGCGTCTACATCTTCAATGACCGCCTTGGTCGCTTCGTTCAAGACCTTGTAAAAGTTTCCGTGTTCGGCGGTGATCCGGTTGTACTCGGCTTTCAGCTCTGCATCTGTCCAGCTTTCCAGGGTGAACAATCCGTTCCGGCTGGCTTTCCGTAAAAATTCGCTTTTGTCTTCGTCGTTCAGATCATCGGCCGCCTTGTAGATCTCTATTGGGCTTTCTTTGAGGTCAACGTGCAATTCCTGGCACATGGAAGCATAAGAGGTGCGGACGCTGAATTTGTATGTGGGATACTTCTCTTTGACATATGCCCGGACAATCTGAGCAACCTCTTTCAGGCTGCGGCTGAAATCATGGTTGCGGCCTTCCCAGCCGTTGGCGGTGTAGAACTGGCTGCGGGTGCTGTCTGCGGTCTCGTTGATGTTCTGACCGGTTTCGGCTTCCTTGCGGTTTTTCCAGATAGGAAAGAGCGCGTCATATTCCACATTGATCTCTTTCATGGTTTCCAGATCTCCGCCGTTGTCGGGGTGGTTCTTCTTTAATAATGCTTTGTACTGGTCTTTCAGGTCCTCGTAAGATTTCACGTTTTTAAAATGCTTCATGGTGTTCTCCTTTTCTTATAACTGTTTTTGATTATGTTTTCTTGTTTGTGATTTAATCATAATCGAAAATGATTATAATGTCAAGAAGAAAAAATAATTATTTTTGATTATTTAATTTTGATGTTGATTTATTTCTAATCAAATGCTATTATTTTTGCGAGGTGATAAAGAAATGGGAGCAAGTAAGCAGATCAAACAAGTAATGATTGAGAAAAATATAAAAGTGGGGGAACTTGCGGATAGAATCGGGATGAAGCCGCAGCCATTAAGCAATAAACTTTTTAGAGATACCATGAGCTTTTCCGATGTCGAGCAGATCGCGGCTGCGTTGGGCTGTGATGTTAAAATAGTTGACCGGGAAACTGGGAAAGAGTTCTGATGCTTAATAAGAAGAAAATAGAATAGTGTGTTTAACTGGGGATCCGGGGGACGTGCTGCACCCGTTCCGAGCCTGTCGGAGGTGGTGCTTATGAGTACATATGAGGAATTAAGCCTGATTGTAAGCGTTGCGCTTTTAATCGTTGCGATTCTGAATTTGAAAAATAAAAAATAGCCGTTCTGCAACTTTGGCGAGTTCAACGGCTATTTTTTAATAGTTAGCTTTTCGCCGGGGCGGGGAAGTGGTGTTTCCCTTCCGGCTCTCCTGTTAAGTACATTATAATGCTATACCCTTATTTTTGCAATGATGATTTTTCAATAAAAACGAAAATAAATATCAAAAATTCACGCTATTTTATAAAAAATTACGAAAAACTTCATTGTTTTTCATGTCGGTGGCGTGCTATGATGTATAATGACATAAGTCGAGAGGACAACCAAAGCCCTCCCGGCTTTTTTTATTACCCAAAACCAGACCAGCAGAAAGGAGGGGCACAGATGGCAGACAGCAAAGACAGAGCAGATATTCCGGCAGAGGTTACAAACAGGACTGATGATCCGGATAGATCCACAGATCAGAGTAGTAATAGAGCTATGTCGGAAAATGGTGATAAAACAGACGGTAAAGAGAAAAAACCGGAGAATAACGGGATGGATAACCTGGTATCTTTTGCAGACAGAAGCACGGAAGAAGTGAGAGAGATAGCAGCTAGGGGCGGCAGAAAGTCAGGAGAGACACGGAGAAAGAGAAGAACGGCGAAAGAAATAGCCAGGACGATCCTGCAGACAGACCTTTCAGCGGAGCAGGTGGAAGAGGTTTTAGATGGCGCTAGGGACCTGATCGGTGATGATGCAAGCGCTTATTCCGTGATGATCGCAAAGATGGTGCAAGAGGGGCTGCGGGGCAATGTCCAGGCATTTACGGCAGTGAGAGACACGGCAGGAGACAAGCCGACAGACAAACAGGAGGTCACGGCAGCAGTCACGGCGGGAGATGTGGCGCTGCTGGAAAAAGTCGGGGCGCGGTTAGGTATCAAAAAGGCAGACGAGTTGACGGAATAACGACAACAACGGCGGGAATTGTGCAGAGTGACAACAAAAGAGCGGTGCAGTTGTGCAATGTGACAGGGGAAAAGTTCGCAAAACTGTAGAAATGCGAACTTTTTAGCCTGCTGCCGGTTTGACCTGCTGTCGGGTGATCTGCACCAGGGAGAGCTAGGAGGCAGGAAGGGCGGCAGGGAAGCAGATCAAGCAGGGCGGCGGGCTGTGCTCGTTGGTGTTAGTGCGCCGTGTAATTTTTTTATTTTATTCCGGCGCTTTGGGCGGTCTGACAGCCTGCCGGGATACCCCCACCCCCGCACCCCACCCCTCCCACCGGGCGCGCGGGCACCGGGCTCTGGGTCCCATACCCCCGTCAGAAAATTTTTATAAAAAATAGACAATTTCGTAAAGTCTGGTATTGCCGTACCAGGCTTATTTTGATACATGTTTTTTCCTTTCACCCTCCTAGCGAGAGCTGTAAACGGGCGTCAGAAACCCGGGGAGGGATTACACCAGAGAGGTGGTAGTTATGACAGCAGCAGAGATAAGGGCGGCTGAATTGGAATATTGCCGCGACCATACGGTTTACTTCATTGAGACGTATTGCCATATTGAGGATAAAGACCGACCGGACGCATTGATACAGCCGTTTGACCTATGGCCGATGCAGAAAGAAGCCATAGAGAGCATTGAGCAAAACCGAAAAAACGTCATATTGAAAGCCCGACAGTTGGGATTCTCATGGCTGGTGATTTCGTATGCATCAAAGAAAATGCTTTGCCAGACGGGACGTACAGTAATTGGGTTGTCCAGAACAGAAGCAGAAGCACAAGAGCTTGTACGAAGGATGGAAATTGAATTTCGGTATATGCCGGAGCTGATCGCTGATGCAAAGGATGTTCCTCCTGGGTGGGCAGGGCCTGTCTACAACAAAAAATCCATGGAACTTTCGATAAAATTTCCGGATGGACCTGACAGCGTGTTTAAGGCGTTCCCCAGTTCTCCGGGAGCGGCGCGTTCTTTTACTGCTGATTTGCTGATATTTGATGAATGGGCGTTCCAGCAATTTGCGAGGGAAATTTGGGCGTCAGCGTTCCCAACTATCAACCGTCCTATGGGCGGACAGGTAATTGGATTGTCTACCATTGAACGAGGAAGCCTGTTTGAGGAAATCTTTACAGACCCGGACAATGGATTCAATAAGATATTTATCCCGTGGTATGCTGACCCGAAGCGGGATGCAGCATGGTATCAGGAAACGAAGCGTACAATGGGCGACCTGATAACACAGGAGTATCCGGCAACGATTGAAGAAGCTTTGACGGTTCCCGGCGGCGCATATTTCCCGGAAGTGCGTTATGACACGCATGTTGTAGATAAGATGCCAGCAGGGAACCTGCGGCGGTATGTCTGCATTGACTATGGATTTGATATGTTCGCTTGCCACTGGATCGCCGTTGATGAGAATAACAATGCGGTTATATACCGGGAATATGATGCAAAGGACATGACGATTGGGAGCGTATGCGATGTAATGCGAACGCTGAGTGCTGGGGAACATATAGAGATGTACCTTGCGCCGCCGGATTTGTGGTCTCGTGAACAGATCACCGGAAAGAGTAGGGCACAGCACTTTTATGAGGGTGGGATTTCACTGACGAAAGCCTCCAACGATTTTCCTGCCGGATGCGCTGGCATGAAGGAATGGTTGAAACCTGTGGAGGTTGATGGTCAGGTGCGGTCGCGCCTTTCCTTTTTGGATGGTAAAGCACCAAACCTATATCGCTGTTTGCAGAAAATCCAGAAGGATAAGAACCGTCCAAATGTGTATGCAAAAGAACCGCATGATTTGACACATGACCCGGATAGTTTGCGTTGCTTCTGCGTTTACTGGACATCTCCTGCAAAAGCCTCCCCGAAGAAAAAGAAGAAAAAATGGACTTGGGACATGAAGGAAGATTACAAAAATGCTTCTGCTGAGGGGAAAGCGTATCTGAGAGAAAAATGGGGTGATCCGGAATGAGGAAAGGACTGAGAAAGTTTTTGAATAAAGTAAAAAACCCGAAAGAAACAGCAAAAATTGATAAGTGGCAGGGACGTCTGGACACGGCGAGGATGGCATATGCCGGCGAGCTGAGCAAAATGAAGGATTATTATTCGGTATATCAGGGAGACCGTCATGTGCTCAGCAATCCAAATTCTGATAAGGCGGCGACAAAGCAGGCAAATAACGTCTGGAATATTGCATACGAGCTGATTGAATCACAGGTTGACAGCTCGATACCTGTTCCAAAGGTCACACCGCTGCACAAAGGGGACGAAGAGCTTGCAAAAATCATTGAAAAAGTGCTTATCAGCGAGATTAAGCGTATCCGCTTCACGAAAATGAATGATTTTCAAGAGAGAACCACGCCGATTCGTGGCGGTGACTTCTTTTGTGTTGAGTGGGACAGCAACGCCGGTACGCATTGCACGCTTGGGGATTTGTCTGTGGAGCGCCGGTCTGCGCTGCAGATTATTCCTCAGCCCGGCGTGATTGAAATAAAGGATATGGACTACATATTTATGCAGGTTTCGCAGACGAAAGATAGTGTGAGACGGAAATATGGAGTTGATGTTCGCAATGCTGAAGAAGAGCGCCCGGAACTGCGGAATACAGCGACGTCTGCGGCATATACGCAGGATTTAGTTACAGTGAACATCGCATATTACAAAAATGATAGCGGCGGGATTGGACGTTTTATATGGTGTGATGATTATCTGCTGGAGGATTTGCCAGATTATCAGGCCCGCGTTATTGATGTATGTGCGAAGTGCGGATTGCCGAAGAATGGAGAGCAGTGCGCCTGTGGATCTACGAAATTTGAGCGTAAAAAGCAGGATGATGAGCTGTTATATCAGGATGTTACGCTTGCAAGCGGAGAAATCATCCCTGCTTATGAGCAAACACAGGTTGAACAGCTTGATGGTGATGGGAACCCTGTGGTGGATGCGTTTGGCGCACCGGTTATGGAAATGGCGTTTCAGCAGAACAGTATTCCTTATTACAAGCCAAACCTCTACCCGATTTTACTGAGAAGGAATGTGTCATCTGAGGGAGATTTTTTGGGATTTCCTGATGTGGAAGTCATTCAGGATCAGCAGGATTCGGTAAAGAAGCTGGGAAGTAAGATTATGGAAAAGCTTCTGAAGGGTGGCTCTTATGTTACGCTGCCGGAAGGCGTTTCTGTTGAGACGGATGGGGAAGAACTGAATATTCTGAGATTGGCGAACCCGGCACAGAAACAGCTGATAGACGTTGTTTCATTACAACCTGATATCACAAAAGACAGGGCGGTACAGGAATCGGAGTATCAGCACGCTAAGTCAGTATTGGGTATCAACGATTCATTCCAGGGTAAATATGATGCTTCCGCAACTTCTGGGACGGCAAAACAGTACCAGATAAATCAGGCTGCCGGTCGTATGGAATCAAAGCGCATCATGAAGAATACGGCATATTCTGAGTTGTATGAAACGATGTTCAAGTTCTTGTTGGCATATGCAGACCAGCCTATCGAATTTTCTGCGCCGGATAAGAACGGGAATCTGGAATTTGCTCATTTTGACCGGATGATGTTCCTGAAACGGGATGCCGCCGGGGAGCTGTACTGGAATGATGAGTTTTTGTTTGAAACAGACCCGACTTCCACAATCCTCACAAATAGAGAAGCAATGTGGAATCAGGCAGACTTGAAATTGCAGTCTGGTGCGTTCGGTCCTCTAACGGAGTTGAAAACATTGCAGCTTTATTGGCTGTTTATGGAGAAGAACAACTATCCAAATGCAGGCGAAATCAGAAAGATTATCGAGGCGCGTTTGCAGGAACAGGAAGCGGAACAAATGGAAGCGCGGCAGGCAATGATGATGCAGAGAGGTGAAGAAAATGCTATGCCCCTTGTGTAAGATTGAAATGAGAATCAATGGAACTCGGCATGTTGTTGTCAATGACAATACGCCGGACAAAGAAACAGAGCTGTATTTGGAACAGGATTTGGTTTGTAGGAACAAGAAGTGTTCCAATTATGGGAAGGTAGTCGAAAAAATCAGAAGTCGTATTGAATTAACAAGTCAGTCGTAAGGCTGGCTTTTTAATTTATAAATTCGCAGGAAAAGCGTAAAAATCCGAGGAGGTCTTATGCGTAAAGCAGTGTTCCCTATGAATTTACAGTATTTTGCAGAAGGCGAAACAGAGCAGGAGGTCGCCGACCCTGCGGGCGAAGTGCTGGATAGCGGGCTGGAAGAAACATCTGATGAAAGCGGAACAGAGCAGGAGGTCGCTGCCCCTGCGGGTGGAGAAAGCGCAGCCCAGACACCGGAGGAGAATGCCAGATTTGCAGCAGCCAGACGTGCTGCGGAGGAGCGGCAGAGAAAGATTGATGAGACATATGCCCGACGTTTCGGGAATTTGCAAAATCCTGCAACAGGGAAGCCGATTACTTCCGCGCAGGATTACATGGAAGCTCTTGAAGCGCAGGAGCAGATGCAGCAGATGCAGGAGCTTCAGGACAAGGGTATTGACCCTGCGATGCTTAACAACCTCATCCTGAATAATCCGGTGATGAAACAGGCGCAGCAGATGATTGCAGCGCAGACAGAACGTCAGGTTGAAGAAAGGCTTTCTAATGATTTGAAGGCAATCAGCATGATTGACCCAGAAATCAAGACGATTGATGACCTTTCAAGGCAGGAGAATTTTGAGGAAATCCTTTCCCTTGTAAAAAACAATGGTTTGTCGGTTTATCAGGCTTATCAGCTTGCAAGTGCCAACAAAATTGCAAAGCGCCAGATGGATGCAGCTAAGCAGGCAGCTGTTAATCAGGTGAGAGGGAAATCGCATCTTGACCCGATCGGCGGCATGCAGCAGGGCGGGCAGAACTTGAAGGATATCCCAGCAAATGAACTTCATGTTTGGAAGGAGTATTATCCCAACCTGACAATGGATCAGTTGAAACAGAAGTACAACAGTGTGTTATAGGAGGTAGAGAATGTTTGAATTTGTAAGAAATAACAGTGGACAGAATTTTCCGGTTATCGAGCAGAGACCGGCAAAGGCATCTCAGAAGTATGTTCCCGGTATGCTTCTGAATTTTGCAAGTGGGGTAATGACGCCTGCAACTACAGGCCCGCAGTATGTGTGTGCGGAGAAGTATGACGCACCCGCTACGGATCCGGGTGAGGTTTCCGTTTACCCTATTGCACCCGGTCAGCAGTGGAGAACAAAGTTTGCCGCAGATGGCAAGGCTTTAAAGGCGGGCGAGAAGGTAACGATTCATACTGATTTCCTGCAGGTAACTGCCACAACTTCTTCGGGTGTATTCACCATTCTGGAGAAGCTTGGCGATGGTTCCACAGGAACAGACGTTATCGGTGAATTTTAACGAAGGAGGGCATAGATAGATGGCTATTATTTTTTCTAAAAACAGCGGTTTAAATGATGATTTCTGGAAGGTGGAAGCGCAGGTTCTTACTTCCGTAATGAAGGATACCGACAGCGAGAAGAACAACTATGACAAGGTTGTGTCTGACCTGTTTACAGAGAAGAAGTCCAAAAAATATGCGGAGAAGACTTCCAGCGTAACTTCTCTGGGTAACTTCCAGCCTACAGATGAGGGCGAGAAAGCACCTCTGGACGACATCCAGCAGGGATTCAGCAAGCTCATTGAGCATACGCCTTCTATGAAGGGATTTGTGTGCACAAGAGAGATGAAAGATGATGGTGACATTGATGTAATGAAACTGGCTGCTGAAAACATGGTTCGTTCCTATAAGCGTACCAGAGCGCAGTTTGCGTCCGATGCGCTGACGTCTGAGACGGGCTATTTCATGTACGGTAAAAAGAAGCTTGACCGTACTACAGGAGATGGCAAAGCACTGTTTGCTACTGACCATCCGGGCGTTCGTGATGGTGTGGCAGTTCAGTCCAACGTGTTTACCAATAAGTTCGGGCAGGATACAGTGATGCTGAACCGTCTGGCAAACATCGGTCGTAACTTTAAAAATGATTCCGGCAATGTGCAGGGATATACATTCGATACGATTATTATCCCTTCCAATGTGCCTGCGCTGGAGGACTTCATTAAGCGTGTAATTCGTTCTGAGCTGATTGTCGGTTCCAATAACAATGATGTCAACACTCAGAAGGGTTTATGGAATCTGGTTGTTGACCCGATGTGGCAGGTTGCAGATGAGTCTGAACCTTACATCCTGATGTCGTCTCAGGCAAACAAGGAGCTTATGGGCAGCGTGTTCTATGACCGCGTTCCGCTGGATGTAGTGAACTACGTTGACAATGAGACCAGGAACCTTTGCTGGAATGGTTACTGCCGTTTCTCTGCGGGTTTCCGTAACTGGAGACATGTTATCTTGGGCGGTGCAAAAACGGGCACTACTCTGAATTAAGGAGGATTGTATGGTTCTTAGAGGCTTGAAGCCGGGGGATACGTTTTCGGACGGTCCCCTGTTTTATAAAGTCCTTAGTGTGAATGAGGATGGAAGTTATATTTCAACTCGAGTTGAAGCGGTGGAAGAACCGAAAAAGGAAGATCCGGGCAAGGAAGAACCGGATACCTCAGATGAGAATGCAGAGAGTAAACCGGGTGAGGCAGAACCGGACACGGTTGTAAAAAAGCCTAGAAGTAGTCGCCAGAAGTAATGGAGGAAGTGTGCAATGACATGGAAGGAACTTAAACTTATCACTTTGCAGAAAATGTTCTCAGCAGAGGGGAGTTCTATCCCGAATGATGAAGCTACCCGAGATTATCTTGCAGGGATGCCTGCAGCGGCGAACGAAGCTTTAAACATGATTTGCACGGCTGGAAAGTATGTGCTTTCAAAAGTGGAAATTGCACACTATCCGTCGAAGAATCTTCTGGGCGATTATGGGAAATTTATACATGGGCTGACAGATGGAAAGGTTTCCTTTGAATCAGATGGGGCGCACGCATTTTACGTTGAGTTTTATGGCAATGGGGAATTGAGCGTAACAGTCAACGGCTTTGAAGTGACAAATATGCCTGTAATCAGCGAGAAACTGTTCACTGCTTATTCGGGAAAGATTGAGAACCCTGAAAATGGGAAGGTGGTTGTAACGATAACATCTTCTTACAAGGGAGCTATAAAAAATGCGTGTCTTTATGAGGAATGCTATTTCCCGGATGAAGAAATACTGCCGGATGCCCCCAGGATCCCGTATGATATGTTGAAACTGGTGGATGACTTTTATTCGTTTGACCCTCGAAATATCTACTACGAAGGAGATTTACTGACAGAACAGTATATCCGTTCACATAATCTGTTTGATGAATCAGGGCATATCGTCCTATTGCCGAATGATATGCCGGGTAATTACAGCATAGGGTATAGGGCATATCCAGACGTTATCACAACGATCACAGAAGATGATCATGAGTTGAAGGTTGCCCCGGAAGTGGCGGCAATACTGCCGTTGTATATGGCGTCCCAGCTGTATAAAGAGGATGATAACGGTATTGCAACGAGCTATAGAAACGAGTTTGAGGTTGCTTTTGAGAGATTGCAGTCTCCGGCGGTTCTTTCATCGTCTGAGAAATTTACAAGCGAAAGTGGGTGGATTTGATGGCAGTGAATTTTAAGGTTCCGGCAAGCCCACAGAAAAGTATTGTGACGATTTCAGACTTTCTTGGAGTTGATCTTACCAACAGCCCGGCGAATGTAGATGAACAGAAAAGCCCAAATAGTGAAAATATGATTCGTGATGTTCCCGGGAAGATCCGCAAGCGGATGGGCTATCGGACTATTAAAAAGTATGATGGGAAAATCAATGGTGCTCATATGCTTAGAGGGATCGGAGAACCGTTGATTCATGCAGGAACGAAGCTCTATAAGGGTGATGTTGTGTTATATTCAGACGCCAACGATACGAGAAGCAGAAGCTGGCAGTTTGACAAAAAGCTGTACATTATAGACGGGAAAACACTTCTGATATATGACGGCGAAACGGTCAAGAAAGTATCTGAAGGGGCATATATCCCGACTTTGACCATTTCAAAAGAGCCTGCTGGCGGTGGGAAAGACTATGAGGCGCTCAACTTGTTGCAGCCTGCGTTTACGGAATTGTTTTATTCAAACGGGACAGCAAAGGCATATCACCTGACGTTCGGTGAACTGGATGAAACTCCGGTAAAGGTTGAAATCCTTGATGAAAAGGGAGACTGGAAGGAGAAGAAAGAGGGGACGGACTTCACTGTGGACAGGAAAGGTGGAATCGTCAATTTTACGCTTGCTCCGGGGAAGTCTCCACTGGAAGGTGAGGATAATGTTAAAATCACGGCATATCGGACGGTAAAGGGGTATGCAGATAGAGTCAATAAATGCAGCATAGGTACACTGTTCGGCGTGAACGGTGCACTTGACAGACTGTTTTTGTCGGGGAACCCGGATTTTGTGAACTATGACTGGTATAGTCAACAGTTTGACCCTTCATATTTCCCGGATACAGGATATTCGGTTCTTGGAAGCGATTCTTCCTCTATCGTGGGGTACTCGATCATTTCAAACTATCTGGCGGCACACAAGGATGAAATGGAGCGAGACCAGAGCATCATATTGCGTTCGGGAGATTTGATTGAGAATGAGCCGGCTTTTAAGATTGTGAATACCTTGCAAGGGGCTGGTGCGATTGCAAAAGGGTCGTTTGCATATCTGGCAACAGAACCATTGTTCTTAACTCGTCTTGGTGTTTATGCCGTTACAGCTCAGGATATCACAGGCGAAAAATACGCACAGAACAGAAGCTTTTACATCAATGGAAAACTTCTTTCAGAAGAGAATCTGGAAAATGCGTTTGCGTATGTACATCAGGATATGTACTGGCTGTGTCTGAATGGAGTGGTTTATATTCTGGATGGGCTGCAGCCGCTTATGACTGACAAGAGTATGCCTTATGCGACACGGCAATATGCAGGATTCTATATGACAAATATCCCGGCGAATTGTATGTGGGAAGTCGGGAATGATTTTTATTTTGGGACTGCGGACGGGCGCGTATGCCAGTTCTATTCCGATAGCAGTGATGTACTCTCGTATAATGATGATGGAGCGGTTATCAAGGCATCATGGGAAACGCCGGATCTGGACGGAAAGCTTTTCTATAAGAATAAGACATTCCGGTATATGGCGGTGCGCTTGAATACGGCGATTGCGACATCTATGGAAGCTTATGTGCAGAAACGCGGCGTATGGTCACTTCTGAAAAAGGATGATGCGACATCGAGATATCTTTCTTTTAAGAATCTGATTTTTTCAAAGTTTACTTTTTCTTCTGATGATACGCAGCGCATTACAGCAACAAAAATTAAGGTCAAAAAGGTAGACAAGGCGCGTTTCCGCATCCAGAACAATGCACTGAATGAGCCGTTTGGTATATTCGACATTGCTTTTGAGTTTGTTGAAAGCGGGAATTATAAGGGGTGATTTATTATGCCATTTACAAAAATTGAAGCAAAAGACTATGACGGGAAAGGCGTGACAGGGCTTCCGGATATTCCCAGACTGGATACGCTGGATATGCAAAAAAAGTTTGATGAACTTGCAAAGGATGTGGCAATCCCGAAACACAATGTTCTCGTGGACGAGCTGTCTGGGGAAACGGCTGCGGATAATCTTGGCATTGCTGATGATATTGCAGATTTCATCAATCCCACAAAGAAGATTAAGCCGCTGCTGGTGACTTTCGCAAAGAAGATTAAAGAAAACTCAAATGACCGGCATACGCACGAGAACAAGACAGTGTTGGACAGCATTACGGATACAGCAATAAAGGCGTGGAACAAGGTATCAAATCTGTTTACGAACATTGATGGTGTTGAAGACGTTGTATCTGGCAGAACAAGAAAAATCCCGTCATCCTTTGCAATATCGCAGTATGTGCAGAAGATGGGTGGCGGTGATATGGTTCAGTCCATCTATGATCGCAATGGGAATGGTATTGTTGACGATGCAGAGGCTTTGGGTGGGAAAGCAGCTGGAGAGTACCAGACAGCGGAATCGCAGGAGCTTCAAACTACATCGAAGTCGGTTGTCGATGCTGTCAATGAAGTTTTCAATAAGACAAAGGATGTCCTCAACACAAAAGAGGAAATAGAAGGCAATACAGACCCTACAGCAATCGCTGGGGCGCTGTCTGTTAAGGAACTAAGTAACGATTTAGGAAATTGCAAATTTGGCTTTACACCAGACGGTAAGCCAGGGTGGAAGGAAAAAGGTGCTGATACAGTTTACCCTTTTAAAAAAGCCGAAGATGTGGCGATGTTTGAATTCCAAATGTCAAACACACAGGATATAGAAATTACTGTGACAGATAATCTCGGCTTTAAGGATGTACCAAATGTAATTTTTGTGTCAGCCGCAAACAATCTCACTGTTGATGCTATTTATAACCCTTACAAAACTATTACTACAGACGCAAAAACAAAGGTCAAGCTGTGTGCCTATGCCCCGTCTCAAACGATTGTATATAAGGCTGTTTCTGAAATATTCCCTGTAATCACAAAAGACAAGGTGACTATTAAATCAGGATATTTTCGATCTGGAACCGAGGATAATACTGTGCGTATGGTCGTGGCGAGATTTGTTTCTTAAACAGCAAACCATTTCATGATATCGGAATCATAGGCAACGATATTGCCAAATGTAAACCCATCATCATGAAGTGCGAATTTCATATTTTGATAGTTTGCATCTCCACTTTCGACTGCATTCCCGTTGAAATAATGCAAATGTGTTAAAGCATTGTGATATCCCACAAACGCCTTATCAATCAGGGAAGCTTCATATAAAAGCAAATCGCCGCGACCAGTGTTTGAGTTATAAATAACCAACAATTTGGGGCGGAAGCCACAATTTATCTTTTTAGCGTCTGTGTTCGCCTTAAATTCCCCTGATGCCATTGCGTTAAAAGGGATAACTGAATCTGCACCTTCGCTATCTGTGAAATGCAGCTTTTTGTCCTCTCCGACATATACATTCACCTTTTTTAAATCGTTACTTAGGGGAGCAAATGAAAAAAGAATATGTAACTGATAATGGAGCTGGAAAGGCTCCTGTTTTATTTTGAGGAGGAACGTATGCTTGAACTGACATATAACGGAAGTGGGGTCAAGTTTGAAGTCTCTTTCCGAACAATAAGCGAGCATGTATGTGAGGTCGTGGGAAATGTTCCGCATGTGACAACCGGATTCACGCTTTCTCGAATCGGGAAACAAGACGGATGGGATTACAGCGGGTATACTACAATCTTCCGTGAGCTGGACAATGGTTTGCAGTATTCCAATGACGGAAGCGTATATGTGCCGCCCGTTCCCCCGCCGGAACAGCCTAAACCGTTAGAGCCGACATTGGACGAGATAAAAGACGCAAAGGTGGCAGAAATGGAAATAGCCCGACAGGAATGTATTGCATATGGAGCAGAAGTGCAGCTGTCTGACGGGACAAAGGAACGATTTACGTTGACTGACCGTGACCAGCTGTCTTTGATAGGATTGCAGTTATCATCAACAGTCCTTACAACGCCTCAGGAATATACGCAAGCTGCATTCCCTTGGCATCCAGCGGATGAAAGCGTGGCGTGCAAATTTTATTCCCAGGAGGATATGCTCAAAATCTCAAAGGCAGGATTTGAGTATGTTCTATTTCATGTAACATATTTTAGGGATTTACGAATCTTTATCCGCTCGTTGGGGACAAAAGAAGCTGTAGAATCAATCAGCTACGGGGCAAAAATCCCTCTTGAATATCAGTCTGAGCCGCTGAAAAAGATGCTCGAGAAGGTGGGAGTATGAAAGCGATTTTGAAAGCCATTATATTGATGGCGGTAGGCGGGATGTTATATGCGCTGTTTGAGATTGGATTCAGGGGATATACTCACTGGACGATGATTATAGTGGGTGGGATTTGTTTTTACCTGATTGGCTTGATAAACGAGGTTATTCCGTGGGAGATGGAAATCTGGAAGCAGTGCGTGATCGGGAGCCTTGTCGTGACCGCAGTAGAATTTGTATCCGGATGCATCATAAACCTGTGGCTGGGCTGGGGAGTATGGGATTACAGCGATATGCCGTTTAATATATTGGGGCAAGTTTGCCTGCCGTTTTCTGCGTTGTGGGTGCTGTTATCAGCCTTGGCTATTATACTGGACGATTATTTGAGGTATTGGTTATACCACGAGGAAAAGCCGCATTACAGGTGGAGGTGACAGGATGCTTGAACTGATAGAAAAGGCAGAAGAAATCGGATGGGGAATGATTGTGCTGGTCATCGCGATAACGATTCTGCTTGTACCGGTGGCAGTGGAAAGTTGGAACAAATTTCTGGATGCGCTGGGGCTGGTAAAGAAAAAGAATCTTTTCCGAAAACAGCGTGAAAAGGAGATCGCAGCAGTCTACGAGCATATCGAGGAGCTGCAAAGTGGAGTTGTGTCAAAGCAAGAGGAATATCATCAGCAATCTATCACGATCAGGGACAACCTTGCCAGAAGGCAGGACGATTTATACGAAAAACAGATTGAATTGAAGCAGGATGTAGGGAATATAACGCGGATGCTGGAAGAGTACATCCAGAAGGACAACGAACGCACGATTGCTTCGCTACGGACAACTCTGTGGCGGTTACACAGGGAATTTACATCACAGGGATATGTGACACCGGACGGATTAAAGACCTTCCGAGAGCTGGGGAAGGTGTACGAAGCTGCCGGAGGGGATGACATTTATCACGAGAAGCTACAGCCGGAGGTGTTGGCTCTGGACATCAAATATCCGGCTGGAAGCATATACAAAATTAAGGAGGTATAACAGACAAATGAAAAAGATTGATTGGATGCGAAAGTTGACAAGCAGAAAGCTCTGGATGAGCGTGGCGTCGTTTGTGACGCTGATGATCGTGGCTTGCGGAGGGACGGAAAATGAAGCCGCACAGATCTCTGCACTGATCATGGCTGGTGCTACGGTTATCGGCTATGTTATCGGGGAAGGGCTGACAGATGCAGCGGCAATTGAATCGGAAAAGGTAGATCAGGAAGGATAAGGTGATCCAAGTATCTCCCGCGCAGGGTTAAGCGTGATTCCGGGGCGACTTCGGTCGCCCTATTAAAAGGAAAGAGGTAGAATATGAAATTTTCAGACGCATTTAAAATTATGAAAACAGGAATCCCTGTAAAGCTTCCGTCATGGGGCGGATATTGGTATTGGGATGAAGAAAAGAAAACGATCATGATGAAGTGCAGAAAGATTGACTCTGAGACGGGGAAGGATTTACTCGATATTAGGGAAACTCAGCGAGTGGAATATACGATTGAGAATATTCTTTCTGATGAGTGGGAAGTTGCAGAAAAAGGGAAGACTCCAGTCCTCGGTGGGGAGGCTATGTTTGATTTTGGTACTGCAATCAAGTACATGAAACGTGGAATAAAAGTTAAGAGAGCAGGTTGGAACGGGAAAAATCAGTGCATTGCACTCGCAAAGAACATCAGTTATACGGCGGCGGACGGAACTATCGTCAACTGCGAGCATGAAGCTATTGGAAATATGGCTGTTGCATTTATCGGGACATCTGGTGTTCAGATGGGATGGCTTGCGTCACAGGCTGATATGTTAGCGGAAGATTGGATGTTTGCATGATACGGAGGATTGAAAGTATGGGAAGCAAAGAATTTTTAGAAAAGAGTAAGCAGATTGTCGTTGACTATTTCAACAGCCATGCGGACAAAACCGACCAGAAGCAAATTGCAGAGGATGACGTATTTGTGGTTTGGTATTGCAAGTCCCTGCAGAATCACAAGGTGCTACTTAGTACGACTGTTTCAGACGGTATGTATTATGAGATTACCCACAACGGTGACAAACAGGAAACCTATGTGGACGCATATAAGAAATGGGAGAATTTCGTTGTGAAATGATGGAGGTGCATCATGAAAAAATTAAACGTAAAGACAGCTTCCACGCAGGCAGGCAAGATTGTCCCTGTCCAGTTGGGGACGCAGTGCCGCCGGGCGATGATAAAAAATTTTTCAGCAGGGGACATCTGGGTAGGCGTAACACCGGATAGCACGAAAACAGATGGCATGATCCGTATCCCGTCAGAGGGCGCGCAGCTGCTTGTCTCTTTCTGTGCAGGGCAGTATGGAGATTTAATTGATACGGTGTATGTTATGGCGGACGCAGCGGAAGAAAACTGTGTTGAAGTACAGGCGTTGGAGTGGTAGCTATGAGAAAAATCGAACCGGAATTTATTACAGGCATGGGATATATAGGTGCGTCGCCGGGCGTGCTGTATCACATGGGAGGGGCAGGAGAGCAGACGGTTGTTACAGGCAACCCTGCCCTGCTGGAGGGGGTCAAAGGAAACCGCTTCACCTTCCTAACCCTCCACGGCATATCAACGCAGGGGAGCACGACTGGGGCAAATATTTTAAAAGATACTTACCTCAGTTTATGTAAAGGCGGTGTTGATTTATTTACCGCGAATGGATTATTTACCGCGAATTCTAATTACGAGAAAAACGTTGAGTTTAATTTGTTGTTTACGGAAGGAAGTATTTTTGCCGATAGCATCAAAGATGAAGAAACATATTATATTGCTTTTAGACCAATTGGATTTACACCTGTGTATCGGTTTCAACTATCGCTAAAAAACGGAGCACACGAAACAATTGCAACTTCTGTTGGAGCAATTGTGGCTTCCGTATCTGGAGCGGTTTTGAAAAAACAGCAAGAATTCAATTGTATTTTTTTAATGTGTCGGGGGCAATTCCCATCATATCTGGCTCTAGATTTCAGATGATTTTTTCAAAAAAACCTGACTGCATTTACGAGCCCTACACCGGCGGTAAGCCCTCACCGTCACCGGAGTACCCGCAGGAGATTAAGAGCGCGGGGCAGAGCGGGGAAATAGGGGTTACGGTTACAGGGACAAACCTCCTGCCGTTTGAGGTGGGGCAGAAGGGTGATGAATTTGAGGCTTTTGCGGATGGTGTGCAAGTTGATGTTGACAGGAAAACAGATATTTATGCTGTTGGACGGAATAATGGCAACGTTGAAAGCGGGTATGATGAATTTGCGTTGATGACAGCGGGAAAATATTATATTTATTCAGGCACACAGGATGTATATCTGTATGTCGTTGTATGGAGAAAAGGGAAAAATGTTGTATTGGGGTATTCCGTCGGAACAGATGCGGAACAAATAGAAATAATGGATGGAGATAAATTCCGAATATTTCTTCGGACTACGGCAGCCTTCAAGGGCAAGGTCAAGGCGATGATAACCAGAACCCCCATGAATGCTACTTCCTACGAACCCTACAAGCCAGCCCAGACGCTCATTATTCCAACACCAAACGGACTGCCTGGAATCCCGGTATCATCCGACGGAAATTACACCGATGCAGACGGGCGGCAGTGGGTGTGCGATGAGGTGGATTTTAAAAAGGGAGTGTATGTGCAGAGGATCGGTAAAAGAACAATTACATCGAAAGACGTTTTCCATAAAAGTGGTATGAGCACGGATGATGTTAATTATTTTTCGTTAGGTAATTTTTCTCTGCATATAGGTACAATCGGCGAGAAAGATGTACTTATGAGCAATTGTTTCGTTGCTGGAATTAATCATGGCTTTGGTGCGTGGGGGAAAATATTTCTAAGTAGTGCGTTTGATGGCAAGGTATATTTTTCCGTTGAGGCACAAAAATACCCAGATGAAGAAACTTTTAAGCAGTGGGCGGTAGAAAATGGACTGATGTTTTTATATCAATTGGTTGATATTATCGAAACCCCTCTCGCCGCCGAAGAGCTTTCTGCTTACAAAACCTTGCACACCTACAGCCCAACAACGATCGTGGCAAACGATGCTGGCGCAGGGATGAGCGTGGGATACAAAAGGAGAAAATGATGATAAAAGGAATTGATGTCGCAAAATGGAATGGCACGATTAAATGGTATCGTGTTGCAAAGGCAGATGTAGATTTTGCCATTATAAAAATCATAAATAAAAAGTTACAGCCGGACGGTCAATTTTTGAATAACCTGTCCGGCTGTATTGCTGCTGGGATTCCGTGGGGAGTGTACCACTACACTTATGCGAAAACGGTCGCAGAGGCACAGCAGGCGGCGAACGTGATTGTTGCTCTGCTGGGGAAATTCAAGCCGGACAAAAAGGTGTGGCTGGATGTGGAAGATGAGGTTATGAAGAACCGTGGTGAATACCTCATGGAAATCATCGAAGCCTATCGGGAAATCATTGAGGGTGCTGGTTTTGAGTTCGGAATTTACACGGGAGAATATTTCTACAACCAGTATATTCGCCCGTATTGTAAGCGGAAATACAGCTTGTGGATTGCCAAATATCCATATTCTGATGCGTTTGCGACATTGAAGGATGATCTGCCACAGAAAAGACCGAACATCGGCACAGATTATGAATACTGGCAGTATTCCAGCAAGGGGCGTGTTGACGGCATTGAGGGAAATGTTGATCTAAATGTGCAGATGAAGGAAGAAAGCTGTTATTTGCAGGCTGTGATGCATGGTGATTCCCTTGTGAAAGCACTGGAGGAAATCGGTGTTGATGGCTCATTCGATTTCCGGAAAAAGATTGCTGCCGCGAACGGTATCGACAACTACATGGGAACAGTGGCGCAAAACATGGAACTTTTTGTTTTACTGCGGGCAGGACGCTTGCGGAAAGGAGAGTAAGAGATGGCAGTACATAGAGGAGGGGAACTTTCTCCCAAAGATTATTATAATGCGTTACATCCGGGCAGCATTGCAAGCCATCTGTTTGATGATTACAAAAGGCCTGCTGGTACGTCGGGGAGTACCTCTAGTAAGTCGGGGAGTACCTCTAGTAAGTCGTCTGGAGGCAGTAGGAAGCAAACATATACTCCGACAGCTCCGGCTGCACCATCAGGTCCGAGCATTGCCGACCAGTTTAACGCACTTTATCAGCAGCAACAGGCAAATGCAAATAAGTATCAGCAGCAGTTACAGCAGGCGGCGCAGAACTCATATAACAATAATATGAACGCTTTGAATGCTGCTTACCAGGCGAAGTTAAACGCTCTTGCCAGCGGTTTTAATTCTACAAAGGATTCGCTTGGCAGGCAGTATGACGCTTCAAAAGGAGAGGTAAACAGGGATGCTGAACGTGCTCTCAGAGAAGCGTATGTTAATAAGATGATGTCTGGCAAGGATCTGCAACAGCAGCTTACAGCGCAGGGCATATCTGGCGGTGCCGCGGAATCTACACTTGCAAGTCTTCAGAACAATTATGGCAATTCTCGTAATGGTATCGAGACTACCCGTAATGATAACCTGACAGAATTGCTTAATACCTATCAGAACAATATGGCGGCAGCTGAGCAGGAGTATTATAACCGTCTGGCAGCGGCAGAAGACCAGAAAACACAGTTGGCCATGCAGATTGAAAATGCTCTTGCGAATGCATTGACTGGTTCTTATGAAAGCCAGATCAATGCCCTTACTGGCGCTGACAGTTCCTATTATGATATGATGGGTGATTTGCTTAAACAGCAGATGTCTTATCAGTACAAAAATGCAAATGCCACAAACCCTGTTGCGATGGTTACAAGTCTTGCACAGAACGATATGGGGACATATACGGACAAGGCAAAGTATAATGCTTGGATTAACAGGGCAAGTGAGCTCAAAGCGGCAGGGCAAAGTGATGAGGCAATCATGAACCAGCTGTATCAGGCAGGCGCAAGCCAACAGATGATTGCCGACATTCTGAACCAGATGAGATAAGAGAGGTAAAGTTATGGCGTACACGTTGGAAGATATACAGAAGGTGCTGGGAACTACAGACAATTATTATACTCCGAAAGAGCTTCCGGTACAGAATCCGGAGAATAAGAGATATTCAGTTGAAGATGTTGAAGCGGTTGTGGGAAAGAGTTCGCCCGCAAGCCCTTCTGCGGTATCTTCCAGCGTAAATGCTACAAAGTCGGCTACTGGAAGAAAGACTTCCTCTACCAACAAAAGAAAAGTATATCCGAGCAAAGCGGAGAAACAGGTTGAAAGACTTTCAAGGCTCAGAAAGGTTGCGGATTTGAAAGGGACAAATGCACCTATAGCATCCGACCCTCTTTCTCTGACGAATGGTAAGAAGCAAAAGGATAATTCAGGGGAAAAGGATGATCGCGTTATCCCTAAATCCAAGGAAAACGTTGTTGCAAAAGCTGTTGCAAAAGCTTTTGAAGGTCCAACCTTTGAAGAAGCAAAGCAAAAGACAAAAGAACAGCCGAAGAAGAAACAGGCATCTACTTACCTGTCCGGCGATATGCAGCCTTCCACGGGCGTTTCGGTGGCGGCAAATAAGCAGGTTGATAGATCTGTCCCGAAAAGGCAGGTGTTGAAAGAATTTGATGCGGCACAGATGGAAACTTACATGGATCCAGAATACCGCATGGATGGTCGTGAAAAATCCGGCGCTAAGAAATATATTGAGCACTATTACAAAACTGCAAAGGGGTTTGCCGGAGGACCTTTCAAGGCATTGGAAAACGCGCAGTATCGTGCAAACTGGAGCGATGATGAACAGAGACAGTACGATCAGATTGTGTCGTTGGAAAATAAACTGAAAGGTGGAACTGCTTTTATGGCTGGAATGGCGCAGGCATCTGGGGCAATTCCGGCAGCGGAAACAATTGGGGAAAAGGCTGCAAAGATTGTTACCGGAAAAAATAGTGACTTATCTGGTCAGCTTGAAAAACAGATGGATCTTACTTCTCGGCAGAACCCGCTGGAATCTATGGCGGGTCAAATGGTGGGGCAGGCGTCAAAATATGCCTTTACAAAACAGATGTTAGGACAGATCCCCGGATATGATAAATTGAATCAGAAGGTAGCAGGAAAGCTTGGGAAATACGGACAGAATGTTGCGGATGTCTTGGCAGATACTACGGTGGATGCTGTGGCAGAGACAATCCCTCAGATGATTGGAAATGCACGGTCTGGCATGGGCGCAGGTAAGGTGGCTGCTGAAGCTGGAAAAAATCTGGCGCAAAATCTTGGATGGAATGTGCTGGGCGAAGTAGGAAGCGTGGCGGCGAAGAAAATCCCTGATATTTTGGACTATATGAAAGGCACGGGTGAAACAGCGACTAAAGCGCCGGTGAATAATCATCCGGAACTCGGGAACCTTGGAACGATTTCTGCGGCTGATGAAGCCGATTTGCTTGCACAGGCGAAGAAGTTACCACCTGTTGACGAAGCGACCGGTAAAGCGGCATCTGACGCGTTCACGGGGGGATCTGGCACAATGACCAGCAAGCAGATTGATAATATTATCTCTAATCCTGCCGCACGCAAGGAATTTGAGCAGGCTACCGGGCAGAAATTGACCGGGACGAAGGCTGAAATGCGGAAACTGGTAAGGAATACCATTGATGCTGATGCAGTAAAAAAAGAAGCTTATCCGGTGAGCAATGCTGATAGCATTCCTCGTGCGTCCCAGACGGAACCGGAGTTCACTTCTTCTGCTGGTAGATCATCAAATGCTACAGAGAAAATCAATACAGAAATCCCAGATAAAGCCAATACAGAAATCCCGGATAAAGCAAATACAGAAGTATCTGATATGCAGATTTATAATATCCTGAATGATGAGAATTTACAGAAGGAGTTCACGAAAAGAACGGGTGTAAAGCTTGAAGGAAGTCGGGAAGAGATGGAAAAGACGATTCGTGAGAATATTTCTCCGACCTTTGGTGCAAAAGAATTTGCGGCAATGGATAAAGCCAATGCAGGGAATGTAATAGATGCGGCAGCTCAGAAAAAAATGACCGACTTTTCTACAGACAAGAGGGCATCTGTAAACGCTTTGAAGTCAGACCTTGCTGCATATAATATGCCAGATAACATGAAGATCCAGGCGAAAAAGTTGCAGGATGAATTAACGGCGCATGTAGATGAAATTAAGCCCGGACAGGATTCAACAGCCGCGCTGGAGAATGTAATAGACAAGGCGACTGAGCTTGATCGTTTGCTGAGAAGCGGAGCTACGAAGCAGGTTCCAGATGAATTTAACACGAAAGCTTATAATGATATTATGGGATATCTGCGAGGTGTTGGAAAGCCCATTTATGTTTCTCCGGCTGCGGCTGCTGAGTTTCCGGATGGCGTGAAAGCTTTGAACAATCAGTTCTCCGCATATGGGAAAGGGATTCACTTTACAACGAACCAGAACAAAGGGGTATCTCTTGATAGCATTATAGATGAGCTGTCTGCGGTTACAGGTTTTAAAAGCACCGGGAATGATATAGATGATTTGAAAAATCTGACTGACTATATTGCAGAGCGCAAGGCAGGCCGCATGACGAACATCCCGTATGCTGGCGATGAAATGCAGGGGTTTATCGAGAATGTCAGCAAAAACTTTGACAGCGCAATGGACTTGTCAAATAAAACCAGTGCCGGAAAAGACTTGAAGGTATCGCAGGTTCGATCAAATACACTCCCCAAAAGCGGACTTATGACGGAAACAGAAATGGCGAAATATGCACCGAAAGATATGTATCGTTATGCGACCGTTTCTGAAAAGGAGAGTATGTCTGATGCTGCCTTTCGAGTATCTATAAACCCAGATGGATGGAGGGACAAAATCCTTGCGCAGGAATCTCTTGACGGCAAGGACTTAGATACTCTCATGATGCTATATAGGAACAAGGTTGAAAAGGCACGGATTGATAATGATGCTGCGTTATGGGATGAAACTTCTAAGCTGTTGAAGGATATTCAGAAAGCGAGTACGCGCGCCGGACAACAGATCCAAGCGCTTGCCAAATGGTCAAGGAATACGCCGGAAGGCGCGATTGTAGATGGAGTCCGGAAGGTTTCAAAGGCAGTCGAAAAGAAGTATGGCAAGGGATATGCAGATGCAGTAGAAGGTCTGGCAGAAAAGGTTGAAGAGGCTGTGAAGAACAGCGCTACGCCGGAAGATGCAGAGAAAGCAGTTAAAAATCTTCTGAATTTGAACCTTCAGTTTTTTGCTACAGATAAGGTCAAGGGGAAACTGAATGGCAAGAATAAAATCCTTCAAGCGGTAAGAAGCGGCGAAGATTGGGCGAAGGTGGGCGAACTTATCCGAAAGGAAAATTCGGTTTATCTGAATCCGATTGAGCAGAAAGATATCTACACTCTTCTGGAAGAAGCATTGAAATACGATGTTCAGAGTAGGCAGAGCAAAGAGCTTGTGGCAAAAGCGGCTAAGATGGTTGCGGATAAGATACCGGCATCGTTTGGTTCGCAAATAAAAACATTACTCTATGATAATATGCTGGGGAATTTTAAAACAGCACTTTCCAGAAATGCGTTTGGTAACGCTGCTTACAATGTGCTGGAGCAGTCCAGACAGCCTATTGCCGCACTGGTTGATAGGGCGGTTTCACTTGGCACAAAGGAGCGCACAACGAGCGGATGGACAAAAGATAAAACGGTAGAATACATCAAGGGACTTGGTCGTGGGTTTTCTGACGAACTGAAAGATATTAAGAGTGGGGTGAATACAAGCCGTAGGGGCTTTGACACATTTAGTGATGCAGTTGACGCCAACAGGAAAGCATACAACGGGAACGGGGCGTTATCTAAGCTTATGAACGGCATTGATAATATTGTATCTCATGGGATGAGCATGGGAGACCGCCCGTTCTATGAGGCTGCTTATTCGCAGGCAAAAGTAGAGCTGAAAGACCTTGTAAAAAAGTATGGTGCGGATGTTCTGACGAAAGATGCTGGGGAGAATATTGATGAATTTATTGACGCGACAGCAAAGCTGAAAGCTCTCGAAGCTGTATTCCAGGACGATAGTGTTTTGTATCAGGCGTTGAAAGGTTTTAAAGAATCTGCGGGGAAATTATCTGAGGGTGTGATAGGCGTGGATTTGCTTAGCCAGACATCTTCTCCATTCATAAAAACTCCCGGCAATATGCTGTCTCGTGCTTTGGAATACAGCCCATTTGGTGTAGCAAAGAATGTTGTAAATACAGCAAAAGAAATGAGGATCCCGGAACTTGGAGGATTTAATCAGCGAAGATTTGTTGATGAAACCTCCAGAAATCTCATGGGAACCGGTATTCTCGCCGGAACTATTGCAGCAGCCCGAAACGGGCTTACCACAGGCGGCTATTCTGAGGATCCTGATGAGGCGCAGGCTCAGCGTAATGCAGGAATGCTTGAATATGCAATCCAGCTTCCTGACGGCAGACAGGTGGATGCTGGCGATATTCCGGTACTCGGGCCGATGATTGAAGCTGGTGCAAAAATCAACGAACAGGGACTTGCAAAAGGGGCAACGCAGGCTCTCGGCGCGATTGTGGGTGGTTCTGCGATGCAGGGCATTAACCGATTGTTTGGCGGAAATTCTGGTTATAGTTCTGGAGAAGAAAATATTTTTGACAGGGCAATTGACACATTGGGTTCCAGCGTGACGCAGCTTGCACCGTCTCTTGGAAGGCAAGTTGCTCAGACGATGGATCCATACAAAAGGGATATGGGGGAATATGGGACTTTAGACTATTATGACAATATGTTCAAAAACCAGATTCCGTTCCTGCGACAGACGCTTCCTATTAAATATGATGAGGAAGGAAATCCGGTGCTTCAAAATCAGGGGCGTGAAATGAAGGATAAGGTCATTGAAAACTTCCTTGCTCCTATGAATATATCCGAGTATCAGCCAAGCGAGTTGACGAAAGAAGCCAGCAGACTTTTGAAATCCACAGGAGAGAATATTGCCTTTGTTCCAAAAGCAAAGCGGTCTGATGTTAAAGAGTTGTACGGCGATGATTATTCCGAAGATAAGTTCCGTCAATATAAGCAGGATTATGGTAAGATGAAGTCAGATGCAGGAACCGCTTTAATGCAGACAGATATGTATAAAGGCATGGATGATGTCGAAAAAGCCGGGGCATTGCAGGATGTATATTCCGCAATGAAGGCTGCCATTAAATCTAAGATAACCGGAGAGAAACCGAAAGATAAACTCGCTCAAATTTATCTTGATCGTGAGCTTGACGGGATGCTGGAATACATGGCTCTGGATGAAAGCGCGTCTATGTTTAAGAATAAAGACGGTTCTGAGAAGTCGTTCGGAAGTGCAAGTGCGGCAGAGAAGATTAAACTCATGGAACAGCAGGGCCTGTCTCAGTCGGAGATGGGAGGATATTTGTATAGTCCAGATGCTGGGAAGGGAGTGAAAAGCGCATATTCAAAGTATGGGAATGAAGGTGTATATAATTATTACAACATTAAAGCGAATGCAGATTATGATGGTAACGGATCATTGAAAAAGGACGAAGTGACTTCTTATTTGGATGGGAATGGGTTCTCGGAAGAAGAAAAGCGAATGTATTTTGAATGGTTGTTACCGAATGTCAAGAAGAATCCGTATTAA